TACAAGAACAGGATCAAAAGTTACAGGAAGAAAAAGAAATTGCTTTTAATCCACCCACTCAGACTCCTCTACCACCTACTCCTACACCAATAAACACAGGTAATCAAATGGATCAAGGTAGTGGTGAAGCTATACCTAAAATCAAGTATAGTCCATACTTTGATGAATATACAGTAACAAGTCAGTTCTAATGTCAGTAGATACCAAATCAAATTTTAGTTTAAGGCATTTTGTCATCAGTTCACCTGCATTGGCAGAACCAGTCTCTTTGACTATGAATCATTTACTGTATATGAAGTATACAGAGGATATTCGTAGTGCATCAGTAAGAATAGAAGCACAAATAACTGATAGTGATGCTGGTGTAGTATCAACATTACAAGGTATGGAACCTGTATTTGTTGGTTGGGAAGATACAGAAGAACCAAAGACTAACTTCTATCAGATTAATGGAGTCATATATGATATACAGGATAGATCAACTAAGGATGGTAAGTCTAAAGCTACCTTATTAATATGTACATATGATCTCATAAACAATGCTGCTACTAAATTATCCAGAAGATTTGGTAAAGGTGGTGGTAAAAAGATCCATGATATTGTACAGAATGAAATATTGAAAGAAGTTCTTTTCACAACCTATGACATTAAGATACAGAAGACGCAAAATAAATTCTCATTTATATCACCATACTGGTCACCATATACTATAATCAAATGGTTGTGTGCTAAGAGTATACCAGAGAAGAAAAGTAGTGGAAAGAATGCTTCGGCAGGTTTTTGCTTCTTCCAAAACAAGAGAGGATATAATTTCTTGTCATATGATTCATTCTCCGAACAAAAACCCATCAAGAAATTAGTAGTAGGACATGAACCAGAAGAAGGTGAAGATTCAGATAAGGATAAGAATATCATACCAATTGATAAACTTTCAGTCACAACAAGTTTTGATGTATTAAAAGGTCTTAACGTAGGATCATTTAATAGTATGGTCATGACTTTGGATGTAAAAGACATGCATTACGTAGAACATCCTTTTAATATAACTAAATATTACCAAGAAGTACCTTTGATGAACCCTAATTTCAAGGCACCAGAATATTATAAGAAGTTTGATCGAGAGAATGCACATACTCGCATTATGTCTAAGGTTATGGATACTGCATTGTTTACTGAAGGTACATATACTAAGGGAATGACTAAACAGTTATCACAGTCAGCACTTAGAGAAAAATTATTTTATGCAAAATCAGCAGAAGTAGAATATATTGGTACTAACGAACTCACAGTCGGTGATGTTGTAGAGGTCTTAGCATTTAAGGGTAAGGATAAACAAACAGATTATGAAAATAGTGGTAAGTATGTTATTGGTCGAGTTGAAAAGCAATTTCTATCACAGGATGATAAAATGTCAACTAAATTAACTTTATATACTGATAGTCCTGGAACATTCCCGACTATGGAAGGTGGAGCTGTTTAATGAGTGAAGGTAACGCTGATTTTATAGGTAAAGATGGTTTCAACTGGTTCGTAGGACAAGTTGAGAATGATGGTGCTGGTCATTTTGCAGCTGACCTTGCCAAAAATCTTGCTGGTTCTGCTGCGAATATTCTTACTAACTATACAGCACTAGGGATATTTGGTAAAACAAATATTGATTGGGACTGGACAAACAAGGTCAAGGTTAGAATCATGGGCTATCATAGTCCAAATAAAGCAGAACTACCCACTGAAGAACTACCATGGGCGTTAGTTATGATGCCCGTAACTCATCCACAGAGATCTGGTATTGGTTCATTGCATCAATTACAGATTAACAGTTGGGTAATTGGTTTCTTCATGGATGGTGCCAATGCACAAGTACCTATAATCATAGGTGCACTTGGAGATGAGAACCCACAGTCAGGTTATGGTTCTGAAGGTGGTACACAAGTAGGATTTGATCGACTATCTGCACCTACCTATGATGAGAAAGTACATGGTGGTGAGGGTAGTGGTGTTGGTGGTACTGGTAGTACAGTAGAAGATAATCCAGAAACAGGACAAGAGGAAGAACCAAAAAATAATGATGGTATAGAAGAAACAGAGGGTGAAGATAGTACTAAGAACCCTCGTGGTCCTGCAGAACCACAAACACAAGCACAGGTTGAAGCAGAAGAAAGGAAATGTGTTACTGTACAGATAGGTAATGGTAAGTGTGGTAGTGAGACTTCTACAAAACTAGAAGGTCCTATGGCAGAGTTCATGAAGTTTGCTCGTGGTGTAGAGAAGAATGAGATAGATGAGTTTATTGATAAAAGAACAGGTGATGTTGTTGATCTTGAAGAGAAAATTGACAAGACTACCAATAGAATTCAGAGAAAACTCAACGGGTTACTAGGTAACATTAAGGGTGTTGTCATGGAAGATGTCAACAAGATGGTAAAGGAAAAACTTGATGGCAATAACACACCCAACCCAGACCTAGATGATGAAGTTAAGAAAGATCTTAAGAATGTTGGTGATCTTGTATCATGTCTTTTTGAGCAGCTGACCGATGAGCTGAAGGACTTTATCAAAGGTATGCTCAGTGATCTATTAGAGAACGCACTTGATAGTGCATTATGTCTTGTTCAGAAGATGATTAGTGACATCATGGGTAAGGTCATGGAGAAGATAGAAGCTGGACTTGATATGTTGAAAAATGTCGTAGGTTCTATCAAGAATAAGGCTGATCAGATTCAAGGTTTATTGAGTAAAGTTCTTGAGTTTATAGATCTATTTTGTGATGGTGCAGTATCATGTGCTATTGGTGCATCAACATATGAGACATGTCATGGTCCTAAAGCAAAAGGTAATGATGCCAAGCAGAAAAACGTTGATCAGTATCCAGTTAAACCACCTAAGGGTGGTGAGGTTGTTGGTAATGGTAAACCTAAGAATGGTTACGTACCGTTCGTAAAGGATGGTAAGAAACAAGTATTTGATACCAAGAGTGGTGCTCTTGTTGATCTGGACAGTGAGGCAGGTAAGGCAACTGGTATAACTGAGAAGGATTTTGATACACGAGGACCTCTAGAGAAGTTTGAAAGCTTGAATTTTTACGATAGTGATGGTAATATACAGTCAGAAGCACTGAATTGTAGCAACAGTATCCTGAATAAGAAACCATGTTTCCCTGAATTGGTATGGGATAACTTACAGTCCACTACACCTGTCAAAGCACTACCTATCATTGATGATATAGGTGCTATTGTTGGTGTATGGATGAAGAACAAAGGAACTGGTGTCAATAATGAAGCAAGAGTCAGAGCTCAATTTACATGTAATGAACCTGAGGGTGGTGGTGCAGTATTGAAACCTAACATA